GATATTAAATTTGCCTTCTCACAAAATAAATTTATCAATTCAAAAGATTTAATTAATAGACTATGTAAGCAAATCCTCTCATGGGTATTTATATCGGGTGATGGGAAGTTTAAAATTCGCACATTAAGGGGGACGGGGGATTATTCTAGTGCCGATAAAACCATTGACTTCAACGATATTAACTTAAAGAACATCTCAAAAACTCCCTTGGGTGGTGTAAGGAATGACATTACCATAAACCATTCAAAGGATTATGGGCAAGACCAATTCCTATCAAGTGTAAACCCAACTGCGGATTCTACCTCTGAGGGAAATACGGTAGCTGGATATAAACAAACCCTTAAACTAAAAATGGATGCGGATATAATTGACTCTACGACAGCAACTAAATTAGCTGAAGCGTATAGAGATGTATTCAAAGATAGAAAAGTTATAATCAATTTCGATTGTCTTAGGGCAAAATATAACGATTTAGAGATAGGCGATATTATTTTATTCTCGAATTGGGACTCCTCAATTAAGATATACGGGGATGCAATGGGAACAGACTACTATAAGATTATGTCTATTAGTAAAAAACCAAACTCAAGTTCAATTAAAGCAATAAAGGTTTCATAATGGCGAGGGAATTTATTTATGATAACGTAGGATTCTCTGAGGCAACAGTTACAGATGGCACTATTTCTGGAACAACATTCTCTTCTTCTAACTCAGTTACTAATGAAGAAAGAGCCAATGATATGTCTATTAGTACGACATTTACCTCATTTGATTCTGGGGATGCACTTAGGTTTGATGTGGGGTCAGGAAATGCATCGACTAATGCCAGTGCAATCGCATTGTATTTTACCTCTGACCATGGGCATGATATGAGGATATACAAGAGTAGCTCTGCGACTGCTATGGGTAGTCACATCGCTGAAAAAACTGATAATTTTGTCGAGGGGTGGAATATAATCACTTTTTCTGCTACTGCTGGTCAATATTGGTTTGTTCATTCCACCACAGGAACAATCAATGATATAACCGAGATATTTGTTGGCAATAGGTATGAATTTGCTATAAATCCAGAATTAAGTTCGACAATCGGGGAAGAATTTGGCACAGATATAATGACATCATATGGTGGGAATGAGTACGGTAATAAGCGACACGCACCACAAACAACTTGGAGTTTTAATTTTTCCCATATACTTAGTGGTCAAAAAACAGTTTTTGAAGAATTAAATAGTAATATTCAGAATTGGAAAAAATTTATTTATAAAGATGATAGTAGTTATCACTATGTTAGACTAACAAAGCCGATTGGATTCACTGAAGTAGCACCAAGCGTATTTAGTGCAAATATAAACTTGAGGGAGCAATTTTAATAATGGCAAAGCAATTTATTTATGATAATGTGGGGTATTCGGAAGCAACAGTGAAAAGTGGAACTTTTGCTGGTGGTGGAACTAGCAAAACTTTTACACCCAATACAGCAACAATAGCGGATATAGAAAGAATTAATGACCAAAATATATCTGTGGCAGTCCCATTCAGTTCTTGGCAACAATACGATACGGTACAAATAGACCTTGGTAGCCAACAATCTCCGAATTGCATCGCTTTGTATCACACGGGTGCAGATACAAATGATTTACTTGTGTATGCATCTAATCAGTCTTCCGCATGGAATACATCTACTGATTATATTGACACTTTATCTACCGACCATCCAGCAAATGATTGGAATATATTTGATGTTACAATAACCAATGAACAATATATCTATATATATAACGGCACAGCAAATAACTATGATTATTTATCTGAGATTATTATAGGTAAGAAATATACTTTTGAAGTGAATCCAGAGATAAATTCAACCATTGATGAGCAATTTGGTACAGATATTGCCAAATCATATAGTGGGTATGAATATGCTAATAAACGGCATGACCCAAAGACTACATGGGATTTTAGTTTTTCACATTTAAGAAGTGGTCAGAAGACGGCACTTGAATCCCTCAACGCATCAGTACAGGACTGGAAGAAGTTTATATACTACGATGATACCGACCATCACTACGTTAGATTAGCAAAACCCATTGATTTTACTGAGGTTGCACCAAGCATCTTTAGTGCGAATGTGAGCCTTAGAGAGCAACTTGCATAGGTATAGTCCAATAATACATAAAAGTGCCGTATTCGGGCGATTAGACCCCTTAAAATTGATTATACGGGTCGGGTATAACTACATTTAATTCTATTGCCGACCACCTAATCAATCTTTCTACAAAATCACTAAATTCTTTTGTGGTTAAATCTTTAGTGGACTCTATATTAAAGTGATTTTTTATAGTTAGGTGCATTTCATCTTTTGTATAACCCAACTCTTCGGAGAGTATATCTATAATTCTCCAATAATAATTGTTTTGGGTGGAAGACCTTACTCCAGTAGGCTTTAATTCAAAATAATACTCCCCATCCTCAATCTCAAAATCGGGAAGGATTAACTTGCCGTTCTCTACTCTACACGGCAATCTGGACATACTTCTTCTTTCCATAGTTTCCTATCGGGGCTAATCCAAATCTTGCCTTCATATTCTTCCCACTTACACTCACAGTGTGGACACCATGAAAGGTCTTGGTCGGCTCTAACTTCATCATATTTATGATTTTCTCTATCCCTCTTCTCTATCACTCCACCATCGAGGGCATCAATCACCCATTGTATGGAATCATTCTCGTTCCATATTTTCGGCAATTATACCCCCCAATAGTAATAAATAGTTCCGTGCATCCATAATCCTACCTATAATCGGCTCATCGCTCGATTCTTTGCCATGTAATATATAGTTTCTGATGGAATCCATGTGTTTAAGTAAATAAACACTTGCAACTTTTTCTGGTGTAGTGTCCATCCTATCGGCTATACTCTTGAAGTTCTTAAATTTATCCTCATCACTAACGGTATATTCCTTACCCTTAGTAAGCATAATTTTATTTTCTTCTTCTTGGACACTCTTTGCCCACTTAATGAAATCTTTTACCTTCATTTAAAGAATCTTTCCCTAATCTCAATCACATAGGCACTCAATATGATAATACCTATGGAAAATAATACCATACCTAAGCCCAAGCATAGGACTGAACCAGATATTTTTACTATTGCATCAATCATGATTCATCTCCTTTTAATGCTTCAATGAGCAGTTTAACACCGCCTACTGTTTTGTAAGTAGGAAATGAGTGATCCCTCATTTGAACGGCTCTTCCTTTGCCCGATTTATAACCTATCAACCAAACTCCGTTCATACTATAAGCATAATTGTCATCTTTAATGTAAAACCCCAACTCTTCCAACGCTTCATCCGTCAATGGTGCATTAAAATCTGATTCAAGTATGTCGTGTATTGCTACATGGTTCATTTTATTTTTCCTTTTTAATCGGGTTCAGCCGAACGTCTGGCATCTTTTCGTTCCCTTCGTTTTTTTGATTTATACTCTGCGATTTCTTTCCGCTTGAGCATCTTTGCTCTTTTCCTGTTTTTTGCTTGTTTATTTGCCATAATTTTTTAGGGGGAGCCAACCACGACTTTTTCTATTGTCAGATTCACGATTTCTCTAACCTGATAATCAATGAACGGAAAAGAAACCCCCCTATTTCTTTTTCTTGATGGGGCATTTGCCCATCTTATTAATTCTATTCTCATTAGATTGCATTCCGCAATATAACTCCCCATTGTGTTTAGCACACATGGGGCAAACCTTTTCTTTAATGGGGCAAGGCTTAAACATCTCTCAATAATTTCATGTAAGATTTACGCAACATTTTAGATGGGTCTTGGTCAATGCCGAGTCTCTCCATAGCTTCATCTAAATGTGCCGATATTGGGTCGCTAACTTCCTCGCCACTCATTACCCATAATTCGAGAATCAAATCCTTCATTCGATTCATCTCAACCTCAATGCCTTCTATGTATGATAAGGCATCCTCAATATCATTCCCCATCTCCTCAACCATCCTAACAAGGTCATCTTGATTCATTTCGGTTAATTCACCTTCCGTGAATCCCCACATTGAAATTAACAATGTTCTCAATTTATCCAATAGCATCTAATAACTCCTTTTCATCCGCATCAATATATTTACGTTGTGTGTTTTTTCTCTCCTTAAGTGATTCATACCACGCATCCCCTCTTTTCTCTATTGCCCATTCAATAAATTCTGCTGGTGTCTTGTGGGCAGAGAATTTAGAGGAGAATACATGGCATCCGACACACAAACAAAAGCCATTTTCAACATCCCATCGTACTGACCTAATCGCCCGTGAATAGAAATGGTGAGCATTCAAGGGAGATGTTTTATGGCACTTCTCACACATTCCATACTCACGGACTTTTTTACTCCACGCATTGTCGAGTTTCTTGATTAGGCTTTTCTTCAAAAGGGAAGTTTCTCTTTAGTCTCCTCGCCATCCAATACACTTAACAAGCCATCCATTCTCAATTTCACCACAGCAAAATCAAGAGTTTCGGATGTATCCATAGATTGTACCGCAAGTTTCAAACATACTTGCCTATGAATATCCTTAGTTCGACTATCACTTTGGGTGGCATGGTATTGGCGAGATTCTTGAACCGCATTAGAAGGCTCACTCTTATCTGATATGTTGGAAGGGGTATTTCGTAGTGGTGTACCTTCTTCGGGAACAACATTCCAACCGAATTTTCCTGCTTCATATTCTTCTTTTCGGATGTTTACCGAATCACCTTTTGCGAAACTTTTCAATTTCTCATGTAGGTTATCGGTGGCAAATAAACCAACCTCTTCTCCATTGTGGTCAAAGGCATATAAATGATACATACCATACTGGTTTGTACCTTCAATCGGTGTGTCAAACAAGAATTTAACCACGTTATCGGTATTGGCTTTTATTTTTAAGGTTTTTCTATCCATTATTTCTCCATTAAGTAGTGTTTTAATTTATCCGTAAGCAGATTTTCAGAATACTCTTGGTCAATAGTAGTCAAAGATAGACCTGTTGGATACGGGCTTCTCAATTTATACTTCTCCATGTAGTATTTTATTCCTTCAATCGCATCTTTGTAGGATTCTCTCATGTGAGTTACCGAACCTTCAGTAAGTTCATCTATACCATCCCAAGATACCGTGAAGTAATAAATCATTTTTTTCGGATTTTGCATGAATGCCTCGCAAGGAATTTTAAGATATAATTCTTGATGAACTCAATCTCTTCCTTTGTCATTTCTTCGGGGAACTCTATGTTAAATGATTCTTTATCCATGCCCAAACCTACACAAATCCCATTAAGATTCCAAACATTATTTTGCCAATGGTCTTAGTAATTCTCTACGGTCTTCAATGGATAATTCACCGTTGATTGCTCTACATAAAGAACCACATTCGTTACACCGATGGGACTCATACATATTGGAAGGTGTGGTATAATAATGCCCATTGGGTTCAACATCATCACCCCCACAAGTCGGGCAATTAGAACCATCCATATAAATACCCACATTTGGATGGGATTTAATCCAAGGTCGTAACTCCACATATACCTCTTCCAAGAGACGGACATCCTCTTCATTGTATTCCAGCATATTGGAGAGGGCTTTACTATCACCTTTTAGGCAATCCGTCCATAATTGAAAATTGGTACTTATCTTGCCCTTATTCGTCATAATTTGACCGAGGTAGTCTAATCTATTAGACGAGAAGGAAAAGTGCTTTCTTGATACCTTTAAAGTATCTATGGCTTGGTATGGGGAAGGGGGTAGGTATCCGTTCAAGTGGAATCGTGTATTCAACTTCTTAATGTCAAATTTATCTCCATTATGGGCGATAACTATGTCGGCTTGATTTAGTAAATCCCATATACCCTTTAGGACTCTCTTGTCGTCTCTATTTTTGGCTTCTTTGGGGGTTTGTATATCACTCATAACATCGGAATCAAATAACCACTTGGCTGACCAAGATAGGACATTCCAATCCTCAATGATATTCTCATACCCGATATATTTATTACCAAACAATCCCCACACATATACTTCCATCGGGGTAGTTTCTATATCAAATAAGAGTATCTTCCCACCTTTAGGTGCTACATAGAAGGAATCCCACTTACCACAACCCATGCACCGTGTACGTTGTTTCCCTCTCCTAACACCACGTTTATTGATATGCTTACTTCCGCATTCACACTTCATATTAACTCCGCTTTTAACCATTTATCAAGGGCTTTATCCCACTCTTCAATGGTGGCATCTTTATTTTCATACCTTGACCATACTTTATCAAACTCCATTTGTAATCTCCTTGTCATTCTTCTCATTCTGTAATCAGGATTAAACCTATCGGGCATATCCTTAATTCGCTCAAAATAGCGTTTTTTCATCTCTCTTGAAGTATTCTCCATACTGACCACTCCTTATGTCATAGTTTAATTTGCCAATTCCTGTATATCCGTTCTTATATTGGAATCTAATCTTTTGGACATGAATCCCAACATAATCTTCATCCTCACTTTTATGCCTATGCACGGTTATGCAATTATCGGCTTTATTATAAAAGTTTGCACTCCCACTTATATCGTAGGGGGTAGGGACAACTGGTTTTCTATTGTTATCATTCTCCATTTTGCGAGGATGAGCAACCACCCAAATATGAATTTCGTGAATTTTGGCAAAGGTATTCAGAGATGCGAGAACCCTTGAGACATAATTAGTCTCATTCTCACTATCCCTAAATTTATGCTCAACCGTATTCCAAGGGTCAATAACAAGCCCATTCAATCCGTAGCGGAAATTCAAGATTCTCGCTTGGTCTAATATACTCTCAATGGTTACACTTTCCTCTTGTGTTCCAATGAATTTAATATGGTCATTCAAGAGACCCATAACATTGCGAGCCGTATCCTCATCAACCCTATCATTACCCCAAAATGGTTTCCCTGTCATTTTACCAACCAATTTTAAGAGATGGTGCTTAACAGGAAAGTTCTCGGCTGAAAATATACCAAACTTCCATCCATACTCTTGAACCATGTTAATCATTAGGGCATCCATCCATTCGGATTTACCCATATTCGGCACTCCCGTTACTATGGTAACCTCAGATGGGGATATGCGATAAAACTCATCCAACCCTTCCCATCCTGTTGATAGTCCTTTCGCATCGGGTGTATTCAGAAGGTCAATGGCATCATTCATCACATCCTGTACCAAAACCACACCATCAATCGGATAGGGGTGTGCATCGGTTATAATCTTGGTAACCTTGTCCTTCCCATGCTTAACCAAGACCTCATTTATATCCTTGCAACCTTGGGGGTATGATACTCGATAACACTTCTCCTTGCCTATCCTTCGAGATAACTCATCCCTCATGGCATTACCGCTTGCATCGGAATCAAGGGCGAGAATCACCGTTGTGGCATTCATCAATTCTTCTTCCGCACTCATGAGGTAAGAGAATTTTCTATCGGACGGATTGGAGTTAGGGGCGATTGCACCATCGGGTACACTCACCACATTATTATAACCACATTCCACGAGGGACAAGGCATCCATTTCCCCCTCTGTGATTATAATAGTTTCCATGCCCTTCATCGCATCAAAACGATAAAAGCACTTCTCCGCATTTTTGGACTGCCTAAATCTCTTATCTGCTGTCCTCGATTTTATATTAACAATCTCACCATCCCGATAAAAGGGAAATTGAATCCACCTATCCTTATAACCAATCCCATTATCTGCCAATACCCCTTCGGATATACCTCTTTCTTTAAACCAAGATATAACTTGGGAAGGTAGGTCGGTCAAAGGTTCTTCGGATGGCTTTTCAATAGGTGGTGGGGTAGATACAGGTTTCTCATTCAATGAACCTTTCCATCCGCAATGATGACAATGCCACACCCCATCATCTATATTCACACTCAAACATGGGTCGGAAGTTTTCTTTCGCCCGTTGGAACATTGGGGGCATTTTGTTTTTTCTTGCCCCCCAGTATTTCTCAGATAGATTCCATGTTCTTCAAATCCTAACATCCACACTCCTTAGATTCCATCGGTAGATTTGCAAATACCTCTTCGTCTAAATCGTACTGCTCACCGTTTTCAATCGCCCATGCCTTTTTACACTTAGGACATCTCGAAGGCTGGTTAAGGGCTAAGTTTTCACGTCCTTTTTGGATTTTATCCACATAATCCCTCTCAAGGTCGAACCAATCCTCGCCAAAATAATAAATCAAAGACTCAAATTGACTCAAGCGTCTGCGTTTATATAATTCCGCATCGGCATAACTCCTCCTTCTATCCCACCCCTCCTCCTTTTTCTCTGCTGAGGGGGATTTTAGCCCTTGCCGTACCATATCTCTTACTTTCGAGGAATATAAACCCCTAAATAGTCCACTCATTTTGTTCTCCTTATTGTGTGTATTTGATTTGCAAATTGGCAAATTTAGTCATGCCATTATTGCTTTTTGTTCTTAGTGTTCTTAGGGATAATAAATTGGATTGCCAAAAATTATCATGGGTAGCCCATTTTATAACATCCCTAACCTCTTTTTCATCCCATCCATCTTTGGTGATTAATTCAAATAATGTATTGACACTACCTTTGGTAAGGTCGTTATCATTGAACCAATCCTTCTTCACATGGTTTGGAAATTGTTTGTTTTTAGCCGTATAAAAATCCGTTACTATCTTTTTGAGATACTCTAATTGCCCCTTCGTAATATCCCGAATATAATCTACACGATGCCTCTTATTAGAGTATATATATCTTATATTATTATTTATAATAATAGGTTCGTCTGTATCGGACATGGTTTTCACATTCCCATCCTCGGTGGCATCATCCAAATTAGTACCTACCCCACCTTGAGAATCGGACATGGCTTTTCGCAATTCTTCATTACCCCCACCCTGTAAATCAGACACGGCTTTTAAACTTATGTATCTTTTTTTGAATTTCTGACTATCCTCATCCTTCTCAATCACTATGGAAATATAACCAAGTTCCCTCAATTTCGTCATGGATGCCGACACGGTGGATTTTGTGCAACCTGTAACTTTGGCAAAATATACATTGTTCTTCGTGCATATACCACTATCATCAAGGCAAGCCGTAATCTCGCAATATAATAACTTATCCCTCGGTGAAAGATGTACGTTGTGTCTAATCGGCTTGGGGATATAACCAATATAACTCATTGTAGCCCCCTATACCACATGGCATATAATTGGCTTTTAGAATATGAATTTGCCTTTGATTCTGAGATATTAAACTTTTGCATAGCCCACTTCACTAATTCGTATTTATAACGATAGGGCGAACGGAGGGTGGAAAAGGAGGAAACCACCCTTTGACCCGTTCTGTTATAAACTTGGTTTGACGATTTGGTCGAAATACTCACAAGATTCTCCCTTCTTTAATTTACATACCTTGCCTGCATATTCCGAAGATATAACTTGGTCTAATTGCCCTCCAATCATCGCACCCAAGCAAATATAACCTGTGGTATAATTGGCACAATGACCGCTAACTTTACTAAGTTCCTTCTTTTTCATATTTTCCATTGTTCAAATTAATAAATTTAGGTATTCAATCCAACTGACATCTTGACATATTAGTCTGTCGTTTTGTCATCCTCAAGTTCGCCAATATACTCCCATGCGTCTTTTAATTCGCCCTGTAGTCGCTCTATTTTAGGCGAAATGACCATTATACCTAATATAAAACCCAGTATAAACAACCACAATTCAACCATCATTCCACCTCTTTCCTGTAACTTGTTCTCCAAAACCTACCATTGTAACTGAACCTACCAATATTTTTGTCGTTACTGTCAAATACTTCCACAGAGGGAACATTTCCACCACCCAA